GATTATAATTAGCCATGCATTCTATTATAATTTTATTTTTATTATAAGCAACGTAAAAATCGTTACAGTATTTAATGTGTTCCTCTAAAAATGCCGTATATTCGTTAATTAGCTTGATAATATCTGTATATAAGTCTTCTCCTATGCTGTTTTCACGTTGTAAGAGTGATACAGCAGATATTTCAAATATTCCATATGGAAACTTATTGAAAGTATATGCAACCATATCACTAATAAAACGCATTTATTATATTATTATAACATTCGCTTAAAGTCTTCTATATCTAATATTGTTACTCCTAATTCTCTGGCTTTAATTATTTTCGCACTATTCTCTTCCTTATCCTTCACAATTAAGTAATGGCTATTCTTTGATATACTCGTAGTCACTTTTCCACCATTATCCTCTATTATTTTTTCATAATCCTTATTTCTAAATCCCGAAAATATAAAGATTTTGTCTTTGAAATTATTATTAGAAGCTTTCTTAACCTTGCCTACTTCGCCCGCTACTTCACCCGCTACTTCACCCGCTACTTCGCCCGCGTCGCGTACTTCACGTCCCTTACATTTAAATCCTAAGCTATCATAGAAGTCGTAATATTTCTGAATATTCTCTATAAATAATTCGGCGCTTATTTTTGCTATGCCGTTGATTTTTAAAAGGTCATCTGGTTTCAATTTAAGAGCTTTATTACGTCCTTTTACAGTATTCTCAATTATTTCAGGGTATATATCGGTAATACTTTTAATTTTCTTTAAGCCGAAACCTCGTCCCATAATATTGGAAGCATCCATTAAAACATTACAATCGACCTCTTTAATCTTCTTTAAGGCTTCTATAATATTCTCGGCGCTTTTACTTTTAAATCCATCAATACCCAATAAATCTTCCTTCTTCAATCCTATTATTTTATTTATATTATCAAAACCTGCTCCATAAATTTTTGCAATATTTCCGGGTCCCATATAGTCGACGCCTACAGTTTTCATAAAGTATATGATGTTTTTAATATCATACTCGCTGTTTTTATTACCATTATCTATCATTATTATATCAACGTGCGTATCATTCCATTTATAATCAACATCTACTATTCCGGGCATACTTGGTTTACCAGAAGCAGATTTAGATAATACCTCGTTTATATGCGGAATAACATTACCAGAACGTATAATAATAATTCTCGAACCAGCTCCTATTACATTTTTCTCAATATATCCCGCATTAAACCCAGTGGCTTGTTTTATTTTAACATCGTCCAATATGATTTCATCGAACTTTACAATAGGCTTCATGTATTTATCCTTAGATACATTCCATTCAACTTCGCGCACTATGACTTCCGCCTGTTCCAATGTATGGATAGATTTAAATGCAAAAGAATGTGATGGATTCTTCCCTTTCTCAATCTCATACACCTTCCCTATGTCGCTAATAACTATACCATCTACTATATACTTGTTATTTCTTGATTTCTGAAGATTATCAGATAAAATAGAGAGATTGATATCGCTAACGATTTTATGGTTCACTATTAAGAATCCCATTGCTTTCAGAATATCTAAGTCGTTTTTAATATCTGCGGCTCCTGCGGCTCCCTTTTTCTTATAAATATCAGCAGTATCCTTGATATCTATGAGAGAATAGCATACAAAATCGATAGCTTTTAATATTTTTCTATTAAGATTCTTGGAGTTTATTGCTCCGGATACTGTATTGCGAGGATTTGCACCATTATCCCCTTCCATCTTTAGAGTTTCCCAATTATCTTTCGAAATAATAAGTTCTCCTCTTGCTGCGAGATAATCACATTTAATATCTTTGGTACTTGGAAATCCGCTAATATATTCTAATAAATGAGTTATATCCTGTCCTTCTGTGCCATTACCTCGAGTATATAGCTTTATATTATAGTTTTTATCGAAAGTCTTTTTATATACAATGAGACAGCTAACGCCATCGAGCTTATCACTAATAATATAAGGGCCCTTATACTTCTTCTTGTATTTACTGATTTCTTCTTCACTATCCTTGATTTTATTTTGAGAACCCATATAATAAGGTAGAGTTACCTTATTGTCTACATCAGCACCTACACGTTTCAAGTAAGCATCTTTGGGATATTTTTTACGAATATAATCTTTAATAATATCATAGATATCATCCTTTAAAACAGATTTATCGCCGTTGAAGAATGCTTGATCGGCTATAATAAGGAGATTTATAATATCCTTCTTCTTATTATTTTTAATAAATCCTTCAGGATCTTCATTTATATTTCCAAAATTATAATTCATTTATTATATGTTTCTTAATATATATATTATAAAATCATTTTTTATATAAAATATAAATTATCAATAATCTTGGGAAAAATAAAAAATATACACAGAGATACAATGAGATACACTGAGATACAATGAGATACAATGAGATACAAGGATATATATTAAAACAGCTCGGGAGTTGCGAGGTATTTAATCCACACATCTGGTTTATATTTAGCGGACGATTTTAGACCAAGCCAAAAGTTATAATCCTTGGCCTTATTATATCTGGCGATATTGTCTTTATTGTTGTTATAAATATCTCCGAAATCTTTCCAGCAAATCTTGCGATTAATAATCCTAAGATTCTCAATGAGTTTTTCCTTGCTAAGATGCTGATATGTATGATAATGTTCTTTTAGCAAATGCGAGAACTCTTTTTCGTGCATACAAGGTTCGCGAGCTGTTTTATTGGTCTTAGCCTTTTTGATAGCCTTTTTATCAGGAACAAGCTCGGTATCCTTCTTAAGTTCATTAATAATTTCAAGAGCAAAGATTTCTGGATAATCCTTCTTCTCCAAATGAAGGTTGTTGTTAATTTTATTAAAGAGATCAACGATAATCTTGATATTTTCGGTTTCACAATTGTCGATCGTATACATGATACACATGATTTCAATATTTTCATTAATTTTTCCTTCTTGCAGTAGAGCCCTGATAGCTTCTCTTCTGTGCTGGCCGTCGATAACAATCAGCTTGATATTATCAGGTTCAGAATACTTATCGTAAACTAAGCTCGGCATCCACACAGGAGACATGATATCTGGATTACCAAGATTAAGAATATACTGCTCTTTCAATTCAGTAACCTTATCCTCATTGATATCCCTGTTGTAAGTCCAAACCTTAGCATCCCTAATAAGTTCTTTAGCGGTAAGTTTGATAATTGATTTGTTATTACCCATATTATAGACAATTTTATCTGTAATTTCTTCAATGGTTTTAGGATTGTCTACAGATTCATCGTCGGATTCGTTAGAGAAGACTTCTTTAGCCCAATGCGGCAGATTGTTGTTCATACTTGACTATATGATGTAAGTATACTTCTATACGACCCTCAGTCAATTTTTTATTTATTAGAACATTTTGTGAGCAGATGTTTGATATAGAGTGTACGCAATCTAATGAAATGAGTGCTCCATAAGGTACAAGAGGTACGAGAGGTACGAGAGGTACGCGAGGTACGAGAGGTACGAGAGGTACGAGAGGTACAAGGTATATTTTTGTTAGCCATAGACAATTGCAATTATTCTATTCTAAAAAACGAGTAGCGGAGCGTATAATTTATTTTTTCTAAGAATTTTATAAACTTTTATAAATTTCAAAATATTTTTTAATTATGTACTCGTTTTCTTTAAGTAGAGGCCTCTCCATACTTTTGCAGATGTATATAGCATGCTCTGATATTATCAAATAAGTTATTGTAATAATTGTATTTTATTTTGTTTTCTTTACACCATGCTTGTACTATTGGTTTTATTTTGTGATAATGTACGTGGGATATTCTCGGAAATAGATGATGTTCTATTTGATAATTAAGACCGCCGTGAAAATATCCAAGAAGTCTTCCTCCAACCGTTGAAGATGTTTCTATCTGTGATATAGCCCAATCATTAGTATTAGCATTAGCATTAGCATTACCATTACCATTACCATTACCATTATCATCATAATTCTTGACTCCTTCAAAGTTGTGGGAAATTATAAAATTAATACCAAGATAAAATCCTCCGACTGTAAGTGTTAATAGTATATTTAAAAAAGTATAGAGAGATGGATAGAGATATAAGGGAATAACATAGAATCGCATTAAAAACATGAACCGGAGCATTAATCCAATATAAGACTCGTATTTAGCCATTTGTGATATTTTCTCGCCCATATGATTCATAGAGAGTAAGTCTAATATTTCCTTAAAATGCCAATTAAAAGGCAGTAAAGATAGCAGAGGCCACAGATATACCTGTTGCAATTTATATATATTATACCATTTAACAGATTTATGAAGTCTGATAACATCCGTTGTAATATCAGGATCCTTATCGTAAATGTTGGTATACGCATGATGTAGCAAAACATGATGGTGTTTCCATAGAAGTGAGCTGCCGCCTATGAAATCTTGAGTAAATCCCCATAACATATTAACATGTCCATTTGGCGATACAGCTCCGTGGTTAGCATCATGTTGGATACAGAGTCCTACAAGAGACATTAAATAACCCAATAAAATAGATTTATATATAGAAAAACCATAGCATATATTATGATACTCTATATAAAATAGCGAGGATATAATGAGAAGCGACTTGATATACCATTCGGGAGTAGCATAAGGATATTTTATAACTGCATTTACCCTCCTCTTTAGCTCAATAAAACTATCGCTATTCACATAGTAATCCGGACCATTAGGACCATTAGGACCATCGTCTATATTTCTCAATTTATATTTATTGAGAACATTGCTTTTCATCTTCATATGTGTATGGTGTATCATAAAATAATGTATTGTAGCATTTTTACCTCCAAAAATATTTAGAATATAACTGCCTCCGGGATGCACTTTTGAAAACTCCCTTAAATTATAGATACTGTCTCCTATAATTACCTCATCGTCAGCGTTCTTATTGCTCATCAATTAATGTTACAATGTATTTATTATTTATATCAAATATCTGATAGTAAATATATTTTTATATATATAAAAATATATAAATATATATAAATATCTGATAGTAAACATATATAAACATTGATCGCGTATATATTATAATATATAAAATGTTCAGGCAGCTTCCCATGTTTTACTATCTAACCGACATTGAATCCTTTTCGTATATTTCTACGACGAATACGAATTACAAGAATGACCAGAATAAAGCTGAGATAGATTGATTGATTATAAAAATTGATTCTATCAGATAATAGATATACTATCTGAATAAAGATATGCTGTTTAGAAATATGAATATGGAAAAAATTCCCGAGCTGAAAAAATTATGTTCTAAAATTGCCGAAGAGTATAACAATGCGAGCTTAGAAGAAAACAGTACTCTTAAAGAATTCATCTGCGATTATATAGATAATATGAGTGTTATTGAAAAAAATAATATCACAAAGTCTTTTAATATTATCCAGTTGGACTATTACAATAGCAATATTCTTAATAAAATTATCAATAAATATGATGGAGATCCTCTTGTGGCAATTTGCTATGATTTAATGTAATAGGAGATTACATAATAATACACTTTCTCTCTTTTTTATTTGCTAAATTATCTGTTATATCAGATACTATAGATAGGATCTCTTTAATATCTGGTCTTACTTCTGGAATAGTATCCCACATTTTTTTAATTAGATCTTGCAAATCAATATTATTGACCTCTTTAATATTGGGACGGAAGCCTTCTCTAAGTAAAAGGATTGCGTTTGGATTTCTATCTATTTCTTCAAAAGGTATTTTCCCAGTATTTATAAACCAAAAGTTAAGAGCCAATGAATACACGTCGATCTTAAGATTATAATCATTGCCGTTGTTAAATAATATCTCTGGCGCCATGTATCTCAACGTACCCGTACAGCCGCTCATTTTATAAACATCGTGCTTCTTTTTTATAGTGCGAGATAACCCAAAGTCCGTTAGTTTAACATGCAAATCCTCGTCTAATAAAATGTTAGAAGGTTTAATATCGCGATGCATAATAGGATAGTAACAGTTGTGTAGGAAATAAATGGCTTGCGTTAACTCCTTGATCCATCTACACATATACTTAGCAGGCGGTTTCCATACTTTAGAGTATTTATGAGACATCTTATTATAATAAGAGTCTAAAGAGCCATTATACATATATTCATATAATAGCATAAGAGGATCATTCATTGTACAGGCACCCATGAATAGCACTAATCGCGGATGCCTCAAATGCGATATCACGGATATCTCATTTATTAAATCGTCGTACTCGTTTATATTATCATCATGCTTTAGATACTTAACAACGCATGTTTCACCCCTCCATTTTACTTTATTGATTATCCCATTACTCCCTTCTGCTATTTTTTCACAAATAACAATCTCATCTCTTTGTAATTCCCACCACTCCGCCCTTCCCCTAAGATTAAACGGGACCATATCCATATATAGCGAAGATGTTGCAGAATTATTTGAATGCGAAGATTTATCGACATCTATATTATTTTCTTCCATTATATATTATAGAATATAATAGCTCTCTACGTATATCATTTTTTATTGTCTTATTATAGTAATAATAAGTCTATAAATGAGTCCTACGAGAATAGGTCATACGAGAATAGGTCCTACGAGAATAGGCGATAAATATAAAGAAGTTATAAAAAAATTATCTGACGATCTTAAAGAAGAAGGAGGAAATACAAAAAAAATTGAAAAACTCAATAAAAGTACACCATATGTCGAATTATTTATAGAACATTTAAGAAAGAACCCAGACATATTAAATAAATATTTTAACATTTCTGAAGACGATGATTCTGAAATAATAAATATATGGGATAAAATAAACGATCTTAAAATTCTTGAAAAAATAAATTTAGATGAAAATAAAATAACAGAAATAAAACTTCCTCGCAATTTAGTTAAGAGTTCAACAGTTCTAAGTCTTGCGAACATACCGGTAGTAATAGATTTACATAATACACAAATACAACCAATAGGCAATCGCGGAAATTATCAATATAATACTGTTTCATTTCCCTTACATAGAAATAATAGCATTATTTTAGCAAATCAAGGATCTCTTCCGCAATATCCACAGTTTCATCAGTTTTCACAGCATCCTCCGCATCTACGACATTCACAGATTATGCAGCATCCTCCGCATCTACGGCATTCACAGATTATGCAGCATCCTCCGCATCTACGGCATTCACAGATTATGCAATATCCTCCGCATCTACGGCATTCACAGATTATGCAATATCCTCAGCATTACGGGTATCCGCATTATGCGCCTCGTTCGGCTCCTCATTCGGCTCCTCCATTAGCACCTCATTCGGCTCCTCCATTAGCTCCTCATTCGGCTCCTCCATTAGCTCCTCCTTCGGCTCCTCCATTAGCTCCTCCTTCGGCTCCTCACTCGGTTCTTCCAAAAGTACTTCAAGTAACTAAGGTATCAAAATTAGATCCTCGTTTGGCTCCTCCAAAAGTACTTCAAGTAAAGCCGGTACAAGGTGGTAAAGTAACAGATATGATAAATAATGACGTTAATGGATACCGTAATATATTATCATACGGAGGAAAATCTAAAAATAAGAGAGTAATGGGAATAACGAGAGTAACGAGAGTAACGAGCGTAACGAGAGTAACGAGAGTAACGGAAGCAAAGGTAAAGGAAACTAAAATACTGTTTACCAAATTATTAAAGTCAAATAAATATATAAAATATAATAAACACCTATATGTAAGATATGATAAATATTTATTATCTGTTCCTGTGTTAATTGCATATATTACTTATAATAAAAAGAGTAAACGCAAAAAAATAAATAAATAAACATCATATTATGTGATTAAAATTAGTAACGGATAGTAACGGATAGTAACGGATAGTAACTTATTTTCGTTGTAATAATATAGAGTGTACTGTAAATGTCTAAAAACACATTGTTATTAAACAATTATAAAAAAGAGATATCATCTATAAAAAAACACCAATCGTATGTTGGTAATAAATCCAAATTAGATAGAGGCGTAAAATATGTTGAAGAATTTATGAAAGAATTAAAAGATAACCCTCGTCTTTTAGAGCTTTGGGATGAAATTGATCGACGCAATCTGCTATCCGATGATTATAAAAGTATGGGAGTATGGGGAAAAATAATGTATTTATTAAAGAATGGTAATATTGTATATGGTAACGATCCATATAAAAATAAAAAATCCAATGTACTAATACTCCCAAAAAGTTCTGTAAAAAAACATCATCAGACCTCTGTATCACTACCTCAAAGACGTGTAACATACACATCGCCTTCTTCTAATATGCAACAACATGTCTCTCGCGCGGCTCACGCGGCTCATGCGCACCAATTTCCTCGTACAGTTCAGATACCTCAAATA